AAAGGTTTGTGATGAATGTGAATTCAAAACAACTATGATGAAAGTTGAGGTATGCGGAAAGTGTTATTGTCCACTGGTGGCCAAAACAATGAGTGATTCCAATTCATGTCCAATGAAGAAATGGGTTGAATAGTCATTTGTTATCACCTTCTGATGTGGAGGGATGGTCAACATCAAACTTCAGTTTGAATATCCAACAGCTAATTTCCAACAGAAACTTTCTCTTTCTATATACCAGTACCAGCAATACGAGAAACGATAAAATTAAGATAAGGGGTATCATGTTTATTTGTTTATTAAGTTTAATGAAATGGTGAACCTGAAGCAGTTTCCAGGGTGATGGGTTGAATCCCACCTACAATATAATATACGTTTTTTCATAACCGATTCCAAATAAAAACCTATAATTTTTAAAGTTTGTTTCATAAACTTATCAGGTTTAAAACTTGTGAAGTTTAAACTTCACAGGTTAATAACTTCACAGGTTAATTTCACAAAGTTTCAATTCTATTTTGGCAATTCGGCCAAATAATTAACCATCCCATGTGTTTAAATATTTATCATTCTTTTCATTCTATTACCAACATTTTATCTTATTCACCCTGCAAAGCTATCCACCCTTATCCAGCATCTGTTCAAAAACGGGGGTAAGGGCCATTTGAAACATTCTGTTAATAGCTTAAACCCACCCTGGCCAGAGCAAATGTCACCCCCTAACCCCATCAATTTCCCCATGTTGAAAGATTCCTTTCATATTTTAAAAACAATTATTTCCCCATCCTGGATGTAAAACTAACCCTGAAAAAGACCTCCCAAATTATCTTTATACTTCAAAGATTTATTCAATTTTATTGTGTATTGAAACAACATAGAAACACCCACCCCCCAATGCTCAAATACAACAGGGCCAAACATAGAACACTAAAATGAATGTTTAATTAAATGTGTAAAACTGGTAAACAATTTCCTCCTTAAGGTCATTAATCAGCACATGATTTCTTACTTAAGGTAAAAAATAACACATGATTTCTTACTTAAGGTACATTCCAACCCAGGATTCCCTTAAGGTAAAATAATCTGGATGCTCCGCATACTAAGAATGAAAGATATTTTAATGATTTCATTCATTCATACACCATCAGATTATTCACCAGCTGGGAACCCAAATGGGTTCCAGGTGGAATCTGATAACTCAGCTTTGGTTTATTTCAACATTGAAATCCTGGAAGCTGTTTCCAGTTCAACAGTTGGGAACTATGATATATATGCTTCACCAGATTATTCTGTTGGTTCACATATCAATCTTTCAAAGATTCTTTCCAACCTGGTTTCAAAAGAGGTGGATAATTCAAATGTGTTTTCCAAAGGGATAAGCAAATCCATATTTGGTTATAAACTGAACATAACTGAAATGGGTGTTACAACAGGTTCAACAACCCTGGAGCCATTATCATCCACCATCACAGGAGCCACAACATATTATACCTGGAACGGTGAGTTTGACAGATTATCATTCCATTCTTACAACCAGAACAAACATGTGTTGAATGATACGGTTAAATCAAACTTCTTAACCCTTAAACCAAACAGCTATGTGAATGATTTTTCAACTGAACAGTTGTATTTCATTAACTCAAACCAGGATGAAGTTTATGCGGTGATTAAAACATTTGATTCTTCCAATGCATTGTTGAACACCTACAATGAGGAAATCACTGATCTGGATGATTATAAAATGTTCAGGATTCAGGTTTCACCAAAGAAGCTGATTGATTCCCTGGAAGTGAGTTTCACAGGTGTTACATATTACACTGTTCATCTGAAGGATGAGAGCGGAAACATTTTAACTGAGGTTAAAAGATATGACTATAAAGAAACAGAATGCAACCTGGAAGTGATGAATGTGTTGTGGGTGAATTCCCTGGGTGGTTTGGATTGTTATCAATTTATTCAACCCCAGGAATCAATGGCAGTTGCCAGAGCCAGCATCAAAAGGAATCCTTTTAAAATGGAAGCTGGAACATATACAGATTTCAGCAATGGGATATTCAATTCAACTGAAGAAATATATGATTCAAAATCCCAGCTGAGTGTTAAAGCCTATACCAGGGTTATTAATGATAAGGAAGTTGGATGGTTATGTGAAATGGTTAATTCAAAACAACTCTATGTTGAACTAACCACTGGAACATTGATTCCAATAACTCTTAAGAATGACAGTTACCAATTCCAGAGAACCAAATATCAACAGGGCCAGCTGAATCAAATGAACTTTGAATTCACCTTTCCTGAAGATATTATTCCTTCATTATCATCTGGGAATATCTCTTACATCCTGAACACCAAATTCTGGAATGAAAGAAGAAGCGGTTGGTTCTCATCCCATACATGTCCAACTGGATGGTATGCAGTACCAATTGAATATGTTGTTGAACCACATACCTATTTTTCATACCTCAGTTTGGATGATGCAAATGCATTGGCTGATGATGATGTGGCAGGGCATGGGCCAGTTTATGGTGACCATCATGGAACCTGTTCAATTGGTGTGGGTAATGAGGAACAAACAGCAACAGCCAGGAAGAATGATTGTGGTGATGGGTTTGTTGGATCAGAGGTAACAATGGTTGTTTCACCTGATACATTTTATAGGGAAACATTGGCTGAAGCAAATGCAGCTGCATTGGAATACCTGGAATTGAATAAACAGGAATATGCAAATGATAATGGTGAATGTTTAACTGGTGTTGGAAACGAGGAACAAACCCAGGATTTCATTAGGGATGATTGTGATATTTCAACAACACCATGTGGTTCAGCTGTTACATACATCGTTCCAGCTGATACATATTGGGCCTTAACACTGGGAGAAGCAAATGATTTGGCCCTGGCTGATATTGCTGCAAATGGCCAGGAATATGCAAATACACATGGAACATGTTCCACATCACTTGCAACCATCACTATCACAGCAACAATAAGAATTGAAACAACATCTGGTTCACCAGATAAAATTTATGTAACAGCTCATGCATCAGCAAACGTGAATGCAAATGCCAGGGTTTCCTGGTGGTTGGTTGATGATACTGGAACTTATTATCACATTCCCAATATAATCATCCCAGATGGAACAGATGAATCATCAGAATATTATTATGGTGAGGTTGAAGAAGGAACAGGTGATTTGTTTGATGTTGTAATTACAGCGGTTAGGCCGCTAATTTCTGAATGTGTTTCATACACATGGTAAGATTTAAACGAGAAAAAGAAGATGTATAAAATATATTTATTGGATGGTGTGAATTATGTGGAACTGGATTGTGAATCCCTGGATATGGGAACCACATTCAGTGTTGCTGATGTTAAGGATGTATCATCCAGAAAAGATAACATATCAAAGAACATTTCATTCAAAGGAACAGCTGTTAACAACAATGCTTTTGGAAATTTATTCTTTGGAAATAAGGTTTCCAATTCAGATCTAAACAATAAGCTGTTCTTCAACTACTCACCATTAAGGGTTGTTGATTGCATTGTTTATGAAGATGGTCATTTAATTATGAAAGGTTCACTGAGGGTTTTGAAAACATCAGTGAAGGATGGAAACATCTTTTATGAAACGGTTATCACTGGAAGATTCATTGAATTGAAGAATGCTATCCAGGATAAATATTTAACTGATTTGGATTTCTCAGATTTGAAACATCATTACAACATTGGTGTTATCCAGGATACATGGGCCACCCAAACAGAAAGGTTTGATACCGATTCTGAAACCTTCAGCAATACAACCTTTGAGATGGGAAGCGGTTATGTTTATCCTTTTGCTGATTATGGTGTGGTTTACCAGGATACAACTTCATGGAGCAATTTGAATTCAATTCATGGATTCAACTTCAGGCCAGCAATATTTTTAAAGGAGTATTTTGATAGAATATTCAAACAACCTGAACTGGATGGGTTCACCTATGAAGTGAGAGGTGATGAAACCTTTGTTGATAAATTCAATTCACTCATTGTTCCCAATGCTGATGAGCTTCTTTCATATACATTTTCAGGATTCAATTTGAAGTTTTATAAAACATTTGTTACATCACAAACAAATGCTGATTCAGCACATGCCCCACATGATGCTTTTAATCTTTTAAAGTTTAATTCATTTCCAACCACACCACCAGGAACCATTGCGCCTTATGTTATAAGGGAAGGAAGTTATCCCAATGTATTGTATGTGAACAGAACATTCACCTCTGATGCTAAAGCTGAAATTGTTATCACATCACTTCATAATATTTTCTTCACACCTGTTACTGTAATGTTTGAACTGGTTGAAAGAGATGCTGAATCCAACAATGATTCAAGTTCAAATTGGACGGTATTGGCTGATACAAGATTCAATATTAATAACGGTGATACCATTACAAATAAAACAATGACTTTGGCCATTGGTGAAAGAACATTTGTTGAAAAAAAACAGCTGGGGTTGAGATTAAGAATTCATTCTGAAGCATATGATTTGTTTTCAGTTTTGGATGATATACAATATAATATTTCAACAGTTGAACTATCACTTCCTAAAGATGCTCAAACACTGTTCAAAGTGAATGTTCAATTAAGTTCAACAGGTGGTGATGTGGTTGCACCTGTTCCCCCAGATAAGGTGAAGCAAATGGATTTCATTAAATCAATTGTTAACCTTTTCAATATGTATGTCTATACTGAGAATAACAATGATAAGCGGTTGATATTTCAACAGTATGATGATTATTATGCTTATGCATCACCAACCATCATCACAGCCAATGCAATCAATTGGACAGCTAAATTGGATTATAAAAACTTTGAACTGGAATCAAACATTAAGATTCCAAAGAATTACCTGTTCACCTGGAAGGATGATTCAGATTTTGTTAATGCTGATTATAAAAAGAAGTATGGTGACGTATATGGAACATTTAAATTCAATGATTCCTGGGGTGTAACAGATTCAAAGAAGGTTGAATTGATATTCTCACCATCACCAATGGTTCAATATGCTGGAACCAGAAGATTGCACCCAGCAATTTATCAGATTGAAAGCGGTAATAAAAAGACCTTCAAAAGCAACATCAGGTTATTATATTATTATGGATTGAAGGATTGCAATGAATATGTTATTGGAAATGATATTTACACTGGTGGTTGGTCAGTTACACCACTGTTAACCACATCCCAATATCCAATGGTTTCAAATTATCTCTTTGATGAAGATGATAAACCAGTTGAAGATTTATATTTTGGAAGGCCAAATGAATATTACTTCACACCAACAGCTGATTATATAAATGCTGCAGCTGCATATCAGTTCTATTATTCAAACCAGATAACTGAGTTAACAAACCCAAACATCTTCATCTTCCAGGGTGATTTCCTTCTTACTGAACTGGATATTACCAATCTGGATTTAAGGGTTCCAGTTTACATTGATTTGGGTGAGTTTGGCCATGTCTATTGTAAAGTATTATCAATTGAATATGAGAATAAGAACAAACCATCCAGGGTTATTCTGCAAAAAATCTTCATAGGAGCCGAAAGGTAAATCCCCAGCTGGTTCATACTAACAACTTAAAGAAAGTTAGTATGGCTGATGAAACCAGGAAAGATATAATTCTAAGTGTTAAGGTTGATGGATCAGAAGCATCCCAGGGTATTGATGATGTTCAGGGAAAGCTGGATAATCTTAATAATACACACATTGATAAACCTTTCAAATCCTTTAGACAGGAAATTAAAGAAAGTATCAATGAAGCAAAAAGATTGGGTGAACAGTTTGGAACCAATTCCAAAGAATATGCAAATGCATTATCACATACAGCAAAACTGAAAGATGAATTCAATGATTTGAATAAATCTGTTGCAGCGTTCAACCCAGATAACAAACTTCAGGCCCTGGTTTCAGTTTCCAGAGGAGCAATTGGAGCATTGGAAGGTGTTTCAGGTGCAATGGCGTTCATTGGTGTTGAGAGTGAAAAAGCTGAAGAAACCATAAAGAAGCTTCAGGGATTAATGGCCTTTAGCAATGCTATTGGTGATTTAAAGGAATTATATAAAGGATGGGGAAACATTTCCAAAGTTGTTCAAGCATCCACCATCTTCCAGAAAGCAAATACAGCTGCAACCATTGCAGCATCAACAGTGATGAAACTCTTTGGTGGTTCTGTTGATACAACATCCAAATCATTCAAAAATTTAAAAGGAGCGATTGCAGCAACAGGAATTGGTTTGCTGGTGGTGGTTATTGCTGAAGCTGTTTCATATTTCAAAGATTTAGCTGATGCAGCTGAAAAAGCAGCGGAGAAGGAAAGCAAAGCTTTTGAACTGGCTGAAAAGTATGGTGAACTGGCATTGAAAACAAATGTTGATGCTTCCAAAAGAAGGGAAGAACTGGATGTTGCAAGGTTGAAACTGGCTGGAAAAACAGAACAAGAAATATTCGACAGACAGAAGAAGGGCCAGGAAGAAAGGTTGAGTTTATTACAAACTGAATTTAATGTTAAGAATGACAGATATAAGAAATTCTTAAACCATGAAATCACATTAACTGATGAAGGGCTTAAGGAGTTACAGGAATCAATCAACAAATCAAATGAAGAAATCAATAAATCAAAAGATGAAAGAACAAAATCTGATTTAGAGTTTCAGAACAAGCAAAAGGAAGAAGCGGAAAAGAAAGCAAAGGAAGCTGAAGCAAAGAAGAAACAGGAACTGGAAAAGGCTAAAGCACTGTTAGATAAAGAAACTGAACAGCTGAAAAAACATGCTGAAGAAGTTCTTCAAATAACTGATGAATCCATCAAAGAGGTTGCAAAAGCAAAGCTGGATGATAGACAAAAAGAGCTGTTTGATATTGATGATTCATTCAATGAAAAGAGAAAGAAGGTTCAGGAAAACTATGATGAGGATTTAAAGGTTCTCAAAGATGAACTGAAAAGAAAAGCCATTACCCAGGAACAATTCAATGGGAAGGTTAAGCAACTGGATCAAAAGAGTGAGGATGCAATTGTTGCATTAGAAGCTGAGAAGGGTGAAAAGAAACTTGAAACAGAAAAGAAATATAACAAACTCATTTCTGATTTCATCAATGGTTACCAGGAATCTGAATATCAGAAATCCAGACAAAAGCTAATTGATGATTTTGATGAAAAAATAAAGATTGCTGATGATAAGCAAAAAGAACTTCTTCAGAAGCTTAAGGATGAACAGCTGGCAAAGCTGGATAAAACCGAAACCTTAAGGAAGAACACAATCAACACTGAAACAACCCTGGTTGATGTTCAGAAGAAAAATGAGATTAATGAAACTGATACACCAGCACAAAGGATTGAGAAATTGGAAGCTGTTTGGGTTGCTGAAAAAAGTTGGAAGCAAGCAAAGTTCCAACAGGAACTGGAAGCTTTAGGAAACAACCAGGAAGAGATTGCAAACCTTAAGGCCAAACATAACCTGGAAGTAACTGAGGATGAAAAAGCTCATACTGAAGCACGAAAGGAACTTCATGAAGCTGAAAAGGAATCCAAAATGAAAATGTTGGATGCTGTTGGTTCAGCATTGGAAGCTGCATCCACATTGGCAGGGAAACACACCGTTGCTGGTAAAGCAATGGCGGTCGCATCCACAACCATCCAAACTTATGAAGCAGCAATGTCAGCATATAAAGGAATGGTTAAAGCTATTCCAGGCCCCTGGGGAATTGCAGCGGGTGTTGTTGCAGCAGCAGCAGCGGTTGCAACTGGTGTTGCTAATGTGAAGAAAATTTTGGCTGTTCAGGTTCCAGGGAAGGGGGGTGGTTCAGGTGGACAAGTTCCATCCCCAACATCAGCACCAACCATAAATTCAACCCAATTGAATCCATCAACACCTGTTCAGGATGTAAGGGTTACCAACCCAGGGAACCAGGTTGTTAGGGCCTATATATCACAAAGGGAATTGAACAGCAATGAAGACAGGTCAAACTTCCTGAATAAACTGGGAACTATTTAAGATGATAAAAGAATGGTTTGGTTTCCTGGAAAGCTTCCAAACCATTTCTATTTAGCTTAATTAATACATCATCTATTTTATAGATTGGAAGTTCAATTATCTTCTTTTTTTTGCGAAAGTAATCAGCTAAATCACAGGCTAATCTGTATGCTTTAGGATTCAAACCTAACATTTCCATGATGCCAGTGGGTTCATTCTTATTCCCCAATATTCTAATGATAGTTGAAGTATGACCTGGTAAATAATCTGGTTGAACAATTTCAATTCCTTTGATTGAAATTGTTGCATGAAAATCTTTAGTGGAAAATATTTGTTTCCTTACCAAACCATCTTTTACTAATAACCTTCCAAAATCACCTGGATTCAATTTATATCTATCTGTTATATGCTTTAGGGATAGCATTCCATTTGCGCCACATGTTTGATATAAAGTAAACAGCGTTCTGAGTGCTTCAATTTTAGCTAAGGTTATCCTGTCTTCTTCTTTCTGAAGATAAATCATTTCTGATAATTTAGAGTTGCATGAAACGTGGCTTGATTTCCTCGAACATCTGCATTCCTCTTAAATTCAGTTTTACATAAACATCATGTACGAATATGGGTTCTTCAATAATTCCTCTGCTATACAGGTAATGGCCAAAATCATGTGCAATTTGATAATCCTTTGTTTCAAGTATAAGTATATCCATTAATCCTGTTAACTGATTTCCACTTTCACCTAAAACTGAAAGAACAGTTGAAAGATTATCCAAAAGATGCTGGGGTTTAACATTTGCAATTCCAGCCATGGTTATCTGGCCCATGAAACCTCCAGGAAGACCATAATTCTGGTTCTTAACTAACCCATCCTGAACTAACATTTCACCCAATTTATCAGAATCAATTCCATATTTCTCGGTGATGTGTTGAATATAGAATCGATGAGTTCCACCATTGGCAAGATATCCTTCAAATAGATACTCCAAGACTTCCTTTTTCGCATTATTAAAATTCATATTCTTCAATTTAATTGAAGGTAAAAAACAGTGTGTGTATTTCCAACACTTAATATGCACACATTGTTGAAAAGCTTATAACACATTGATTTCACCCATCTCTATGGCTTTAGCATACTAAGAAGGAAAGTGAAATTCAATGGATAGATTACCTGTTTATGAACTAAGGATTAATGAAGATTCTGATTTTGTAGTTGATGCAATTGCACTGGTGGATGAACCAGCAATTGAATCTGATTTCCTGGCATTCGCAAAGATGGAAAAGGAAGTAAGGTTTGCAACTGATGATTCCAAGATGGAATTGTTGGGAGCTGCAATGATTCCCAATATGAGAATATACAGAAGGGATGATGAGAGCGGTGAAGAATATGAAGTGTATTTCACCAAAGAAACCATTAGAACAATTTCCCAGGTGTTCTTCAAAAAGGGGTTCCAGATGAATCTGAATTTGGACCACACCGAAACCACAGCCAAATCATTTGTGTTTCAATCCTTCATTGTGGATCAGAGCAAAGGAATCAATTCACCAAAAGGTTTAAATCTTCCAGATGGTTCCTGGGTTATTGGTGTGAAGGTTCAGGATAAGAATGTTTGGAATTCAATCAAAGGTGGAAACCAGAAAGGATTCAGCATTGAAGGAATGTTTGAATTCTTTGAAACCCAAAAATTCCAAAGTGTTGATGAATCAAAACAGGATGAGGAAATCCTTCAATCCCTTCAGCTGTTGAACAACATGCTAAAGCATACTAAGAAATAAAAAGTTTATCACATGAATAAAATCAAAGTTGAGATTCTCAAATCACTCAAATCTATTATAGGTCATTATGCATCTGAAAAGGTTTGGAGTTCAGATGAAATAAAAATAAGTGAACAAGCTGTTGGTGGAAAGGTTGAGATAGTTAATCCAGATGGTTCCCTTACTGATGCACCTGATGGTGATTATGTAATGGATAATGGTTTTTCATTCACAGTTAAAGATTCCATGATTTCAGTTATTGAAGGTGAAGCACCAGAACAGGGAGCTTCGGGCCAACCAGCAAATGAAGGTGATAAATCCAAAGGTGGCGTAGTTGAGGAAAACCCAGGTGGATTAACCCAGGCTGCAACAGATAATGTTGATACACCAGCAAAGGAAGAAACACCTGAAGAAGAAAAAACAGAAACACCAGATTTTGAAGCATTGGAAGAAAGGGTTATCACCCTGGAACAAACCGTTGCTGATATGCAAGCGGTGATTGAAGGATTGAAAACAGCACCTGTTGCAGCAACCAAAGAAGATGTTGATTCATTCAGCAAAGAAGTTTCTGATCTACATGCAACCATTAAACAACTGGCAAAAGTTCCTGTTGAATTCAGCAAAACAACTCAAAACAATACTGTAAAAGAAAGCAAAGAAGATAAACTTCTTCAGCTGGCAAGAATAATGGGAAAAAAGTAACACTGATTTCCTACTAAGAAAATAAATAACAAAACAAAAAATTTATAACAATGGGATTTGATACAACTGGTTTATCAGAGTACGTTCAAAATAACTCAACTGCAATAGCAACTAAAGCTGTTGCATCTGCTAAGACAGCAAAAATGCTGATTGATAGCAAAAACTTTCAGGCTGGTGTTAAAGGTTCAGCAGCTGTTAAGAAAATGAGTCAGGATATAGCATTCACTGATGCTTCATCTTGCGGTAGAACTGCAAATGGTTCAACCAAATTAAGTGCTGCAAAAATTGTTGTTGCACCGATTGCTGAGAACAGCAACATTTGTCCAGCAACTTTATGGAACACATATTTTGCTGATATGATTTCTAAGGGCCAAAATCCTGAAGAAACATTAATCACTGAATTTGCTTCAGCAATCACAGATGATAGAGCGGTTGCAATTGCAGCTGGTGTTGAAAACCTTTTATGGAATGGTGATACTGATTCAAGTGATGCAAACCTGGATAAAATTGATGGTATTGTTAAACAAATGGCTGCATCAACAGGTTCAACCTTAACTGCAACTGGTTCTGATATAATTGCAAAACTTCAGAACATTTATTCTCAAATACCTGTTGCAATCAGAAAATCAGCTGATTTTAAAATGTTCCTGGGTGAAGATGATTATGATTCATATCTAATTGCATTAGCTAATAACAACATCTTCAAGCCAACTGATGATTTCACCCTTTACGGTACAACTGCAAAGTTGGAACCAGTGAGCGGTTTGAATGAATCTGGTGATGTGTATGCAATGAGATTATCAAATCTTCAATTGGGTATGGATGGTGAAGCTGATTCAACTAAAGCATCAATGGAATACAGCAATGAAACTAAACAGTGGTATTTGGATTTTGCATTCGCTGTTGGTGTAACTGTTGTTGATCCAACTGAAGCATACGTTGCATCTCTATAATTAAAATAATAAAACGGGGTTGGGGTAACAACCAACCCTTCAAATAAATACAATATAATATGGCTTGTTCTTCTTTAACTTCATTACCAAGAGCGTGTGGTGAAGGTGTTGTGGGTGGTTTGGAAAAGCTTTACATGATAGCATTCCAAGATTTAGCACCAGTTTCAGGTTCAACTGAAGTTTATTCAGTTTCAACTGATGGTATTGTTAATGAAGTTGGTTTACAGAGCGGTAAAACATTTGTTGAAGTTGGTTTACTAAAATCAACAGCTGGCCTAAAAGAGGCGTTAACAAAGAATAACCAAACTGGTACATCTTTTTTAACTCAAACATTTACCCTGGTATTATCAAACATAACAACAACCAACAGAACATGGGTTGAATCTGTAATGGATCAGCCTGTTGCAGTCCTGGTTAAATCCAGAACTGGAAAATTCTTTGTTGCTGGTTTGAATGGTCAGTTTGAATTGTCAGCATTGGAAAGCGGTACTGGTACAGCTGAAGGTGATTTAATGGGTTACTCCTTAACATTTTCTGGTATTGATACCAAACTGGTTCCACAGGTTGATGATACAATCATCACTGATATAATTGCTTCAGAGTAATTAATAATGGTTCTTAATATTCATTTCATGAAACCCTGGGATTTATATCCTGGGGTTTTTTATTTCACAGGATGCTAATGCATACTAAATAAGAAACATTATACATGTTAATTATTGATAAGGAGAAAGAACAAACCAGGTTCATTTTAACGTTGACTGAGGTTGCACCAGATGCAACAGAATTCACCCTGAATATCTTTTCACCTTATTCAAGCCAAACATTCCAGTTCACCCTGGCTGATAATTCTTCTGAATACCCTGAGAGATATGATGAATTCACCCTGGAAACATCACTGTTCGCGAACTGCAAACCAGGAAAGATGAATTATAAAATTCTCAATGGTGATGATGTTATTGAAGAAGGGATTCTGATGGTGGTTGATAAGATTCAAACCCAGGAAGAACAGATTGCTGAACAATACATATCAATAGAGCCTGAAGAAACTGATGATGATTTCATTGTTTATAACGGTGAATAAAATAATGATGGTGCTGAAAAGAAATATTTAATGGCTGAACATTTAAAAGTAATAAAATTTGAAAAGGATAACATTCCTGTACCATACGAGAGTAAGGAAGTGAGTGATACAAAGCTGGTGAATTACGGTTCCAACAACTTATATCCAAACTATTTGCTGGAATTATATAATGAATCACCGATTCATTCAGCAATCATCAACACCAAAACAACTTACATCATTGGGGATGGTTTGAAATATAAGAACGGTTCTGAACTGAACTTCAAAGTGAATGCATCTGATAACATCAAAGAGTTTGTTGATAAGGTTATCAAAGATTATTTAATCTTCAATTATGTGGGGGTTGAGGTTGTTTATAATGTGTTTGGGGAACCAGTGGAATATCACCATGTTCCAGCACATAAGATAAGAACCAACAAAAGCAAAACAAAGTTCTGGTTCAATGATGATTGGAGGTTATCCAGGAAGCATGTCACATATGACAGATGGTCACCCAACAAAAAAGATTCAACATCCAAAATATTCTTCTTTGATGGTTACTTTCCAACAGTAAACAATGTTTATTCCAAACCAGAATATTCAGGAGCCATTAAAGCAATTGCAACAGATATTGCAATCAGAGATTTCAACCTTAACAATATTAAGAATCACTTCAGTGTTTCCAATATCATCACATTCTTCCAGGGTTCAAACGTTCCTGAAGAAGTAAAGGAACAGGTTATTGCAGATTTAAAGGCCAGCTATACAGGTGAGAATGGAAAGAAAATCATTGTTGATTTCCAGAACCAGGATGGTAAACCAGCTGAAGTTTCATCATTGAGTGCAAATGATTGGAGTGAAGCATATGAAGTTCTCAGAAAAGATACATCTGATGATATTCTAAAAGGCCACCAGGTTACATCACCAATGTTGATGGGTATTAAGACTGAAGGTCAATTGGGCGGAGCAACAGAACTGGAAACAGCATATGAGATATTTAAGAACACATATATCAGAGTTAAAAGGGATGAAGTTGAATCAGCATTGAACCAACTGTTTTCCAATTTCCCAGGTGTTACATCACCAGTGAAGTTTGCTGATAAACCATTATTCAATTCTCAGTTATCTGAATCACTTAAAGAAAAGGTATTAACCATAAATGAATTGAGGGCTGAAGCTGGATTGCCAGCATTAAAAAATGGTGATAGGTTAATCAGTGAGGTTCCAAAGGTGAGTGAACCAAAAGCTGATGTTGTTGCTCAACCTACCATTCAGGAAGATGTAAAAAAAAAGCCTGAACCAGTAAAGAGAAAGTTAACTGAAGAAGATTATGAACAGGTGAAACACCTGGGTTTATCTTCTGAAGAATTTGAAATCCTGGGTGAAGCCAAGCATGAACACCATCTTCACTTTGATAAGGAATCAGATATTGCCAATTACCTATTGGAAAATGATGTGAATGGTTTGAGTCTGGAAGAACTCAATTCAAAGATTGAAAAGGATTTGAATTTGAAGTTAACTGAATCTGATCTGAAGGATGTATTATCCAAATTAACTGAAGCTGGTGTTGTTGATGTTAAGATTGATGAAAAGAAGGGTGTTCAAATTCAACCCAATGAAACAGCTGATGAACCAAAGAACAATGGGATTTTCACCATGTATAAATATGAGAAAAGGCCAGATGTGAACGGTGCTGATATTCTTTCAACATCCAGAAGCTTTTGTGTTAAGCTGATTGAAAATGACAGGTTATATACCAGGGCCGAGATTCAAACAATGGGTTCCATATTTGGATATGATGTTTATGCTTATGCTGGGGGTTTTTACCATAACCCAGATACCAATGAAACAACCCCATATTGCAGACACACCTGGAAAGCTTATTCAGTAAAGAGAAAGAAACAATAACATTCAACCCCAGGTTCCTGGGGTTTTTTATTTCCCCTGGTGAATACCTTAAAGGATGCTCCGCATACTAACAAAGGAAAGAAGTTACATGGGAAGTAAGGTTTTATTCATATCAGAAGAACAGCTTAAAAATGAAAGCAACATTGAATCCAATGTGGATGCAAAGGTTTTATCTAAAACCATTCAAACGGTTCAGGAAACAGATTTAAAAGCAATCCTGGGCCTGGAATTATACAATGGGTTGGTTGATGCTGTTCATGATAATGTGGTGAGCGGTTCAACCCTTTCATCCCTTTATTCAGAATTATTGCATGGTTATGTAAAACCATTCCTTTTATATAAATCAGTTTCTCATTTCCTGGTGGTGAACAACTACAAAATCACCAACAAAGGAACAATGAAGCTGGGTGATAATTCTGCAACAAATGTTTCCAGTGATGAACTGGAATATCTGAAGAATTATTATGACAATTATGCGGTCACCTATAAGGAAGCATTGATTGAATTCTTAAGAGCTAATAACCTTTTAACTTCCAAATCAGATACAGATACAACATCAGTATCCATTGGATGGTTCCTGGGTAAATATCCAACTAAGAAAAAGGAAAACATTGTTTCTTCCTTACCTTCTTCAGCGGATGTATCAACACCAGTTCAAACATTTGATGGAACATTAAGGAAGGTTCTGTTGGTGAGTGAGCAACAGGTTAAGACTGAAACCAACATTGAAACCAATGTGGATGCAAAGGTTTTATCCAAAACAATACAAGCTGTTCAGGATATTGATTTAAAAGCAATCCTGGGCCTTAATTTATATGTTAAGGTATTGGAAGCTGTTTATCAGTTCCAGGTTAACAGTGTGCCAATAAACAGCCTTTATACTGATTTAATCAACAACTACATCAAACCGTTCCTGGTTAACAGGGTGGTTTCAAAATACCTGGTGATAAACAATTACAAAATCACCAACAAAGGATTGATGAAGCTGAATGATAATTCAGCTTCAAATCTTTCATCCCAGGAATTGGAAGCGGTGAGAAAGGAATATGAAAATGATTCCATCACCTATAAAAAGAATCTCATTGATTATCTGAGAGCAAACAAATTTGGTGTTGGTGATGATGATACAACATCAACATCCATTGGTTGGTTCCTGGGTGGTCATTCACATTTTGTTGCAAACAGTTCATCCCTGGTTCCACCATCAACTGAATCTGATCCAATTTGGGAAGATGAAAAGGGTGATTATTACACCAAACCAGAGGTTGATGATTTGATTGCTGGCGTGGATATAACTGAAACTGATCCAGTTTGGGAATCAGAAAAGGAAAACTATTATCAGAAAACTGAGGTTGATGGTTTGATTGATGCGATTGAAGAAACTGATCCAGTTTGGAATTCAGAGAAAGGTAATTATTATACCAAAACAGAAGTTGATGGACTGGTTGATGGAATTGATTACACACCATTTGAAGAAATATCTAATAAAGGAATTGCTAATGGATATACACCATTGAATTCATCTGGTAAGGTTGATGAATCATTTCTTCCTGATGCTGTTTTGGGAGCAACCAAATTCAAAGGGTTCTGGAATGCTTCAGCCAACACAATCACATCATCTGATTTAACCATTAATGGTTCATCAATACCAGCTTCATCATCATTGAATGAAGGTTGGTATTTTATTGTAACTGTTGCAGGTTCAACAAATGAAAGCGGAATTACAGATTGGAACCTGGGGGATTGGATTATCTCAATTGGAACAGCCTGGAAAAAGGTGGACAATACAGATGCGATTATTACATTCAACAACAGAACAGGTGCAATCACATTATTAAGTTCTGATGTTACCAGTGCGCTGGGATATACTCCATACAATGCGACCAATCCAAATGGATACATTAATGGAATAACATCTTCAATGATATTATCAGCATTAGGTTATACTCCATACAATGCGACCAATCCAAATGGATATATTTCAGCTGTTACATCTTCAATGATAACAACAGCTTTAGGTTATACACCTGTTACCAATGCCAGAACAATCACCATCAATGGAACAACTTATGATTTGAGTGCAAATAGAAGCTGGACAATTGTTCCAACATCTGGAACAAGATTAACAAGGGTTGGAATTTCAGCACCTTCAACTGGTCAGCAATTTTATCAAACAGATGAGTTAGAAGGAATGTATGTTTATGATGGTGAAATGTGGGTTTGGCAGGTTCCAGCAAATATTGATTATTGGGAAAACTTCACTGATGGTTTAACTGGTTCCATGTTTGCGAACAGTTCTTTTGGTGGAACATCATCAAGGATGTCAGGAACTGCAACCATTGCAACAGGTATCAATTTAGATACTGGAACAGGAACATCAAATTGGGCTGGTATAATAAACCAACAGGGAACAACATTCCATTATCCTGGCTACAACTTAAAGAAATTCATATGGTGTGGAAGGGTTAACATTCCAATACTTTCTGATGCAACAAATACATTCACAGTTTATGTTGGATGTGTTGGAAATACCAGTGGAACAGGTGGTGGGGCGTTTTTCACCTATACACATGGAACTAATTCGGGCAAATGGGTCGCTAATTATAGAAGTGTAGGAAACGTTTTATCAACTTTAAATAGTACAGTTACTGTTGATACAACAAAACTTCATTCATTGGTTATTGTTGGAAGTGTTGCAAACAGCAATTATTCATTTTATGTTGATGGTGTTTCTGTTGGAACTATCACACCAAGCGGTGGAAATCTAATATTATTAAATCAAACTTCAGGTAACAGTACTGCAACAGGTGCTGCATCAATAATAAAATCAGCTGGTTCAACAGTCAGACAATTATTTGTTGAAGAACAGTTTTTTATTAGAAAACAAAATATTTAATCATGTTAACATTAAACGCTATAAAGATAAAGTTGAAAGCATGGTTTGCAGAACATGCCCAGATCAATGATGTGAGATATGAAGATGATTTCAGTTTCAATGCTGAAAGGAACTTATCCTATCCAGTAACGAACATTGAATTCCTGGATGCTGCAATCAACAACACATATCTGAATTATAATTTCAAAGTGAGCATTGGTGATATGACTGATCCAAACCAACCACACCAGGTTGATGATGTTTATTCTGATTCCATCCTGGTTGCTGAAGATTTCTTTGCTTATCTGCAAAGGGAAGAAGGATGGGTGTTCAATAAATCAACCAGCATTCAAAAGTTCACTGATGATACAGGTGATAGGGTTGCAGGGATTGTTTTCAGAATTACCCTTTCAGTTGTAAGGAGCCAGAACACATGTGCAACTCCAACCAAAATAACAGAACCACCAGCTGAAGGGCTTGGAGGCGGTGATATAATTACTTCAATTTAACAAATGAATACAGATTATACAATTGAGATAATGAAGAAGCTGGGAAATACCTTCCTGGGTTTATTCAATAAGAACGGTTGGTTGATTAAAGGAATATCAGCTGTTGTTTTATTCTTCCAAGGAATACATCTTTACCTGGGATGCATAGCAGTATTAACCATGATTGATGTTTTATCTGGTGTTTACGCTGCAATGAAACGTGGTGAAAAAATCTCATCCAGAGAATTCAGAAAGGGATTGCTGGAAAAAACATTGTTATACATGATGATGTTGATTTCAGTGTTCTTCCTGGATATAATCCTGAAATCTGTTGTTCACTTTGATACATTCTATTTGAGCGGTTTTATAACCTTCCTTATAGCGACCTATGAACTATCATCAATCATGGAAAACATTCAATCTATAAGGCCAGATATTAAATTCATTTCAGTTCTTCCAGGACTATTTAAAAAAATGCAGGATAAAACGGTTGCTAAGTTGGAGGATAAGATGGATGATATTGGTGATGCTATCACTAATGTGAAATCCAAAGTTGAAAAGAAGGATTAAACTGTGTGTGGAAAATCGGCTTTCTGAACTTCTTCAATATCTTCAATTATTTTGACTAATTCTTTCCCATAATTTGTAAGTTCATACGGAACTTTAATCGCATCACCTTTGGATGTTGTCCTAATTAAGTCAAGTTCCTTGAACTTACTTACGTATTGGTTCCCTCGATTTATTTCCCTGCCTAATCTTATGTCACGTGCAATGTGTTTAAATTCATCTATTAATTTGTCCTCATTAAGTTGATTGTAGATTTCTTGTAAGGGATTTATAATTAAAGTTCCTGGACGACCCACATGCTGTTCTAAATTATTTAACCTTAATTCCAAAGCTTGTTTTGTGGTTTGTAAGTTTTCATGCTTTCTTTCAGCCTCTTGAATTTTATCTTTTAATTCCTTCACCATTTGAGTTTCAGTTGCTTTTCTTGCTTCAACAACATCATCTTCCAGATTTTTTATTTTTGATTCAAGTTTTGATTTTGATTCACGTTCCTTCGCAATCTTTTCTTCCAGTTCATCCCTTTCAGATAGCAATTCTAAATAAGTAGTCTTAAGAACAATTGAACTTTTATCATTGAATCTGGCAATCCATGGTGTGATTCTTTTCTCAAAGAAATCAATAATGAATCTGGAAACTGCAATTAAAACATAGGTTATTGTTAGAACAATGAAAGAGATATAAACGTTCTGCCAAAGATTAAGTAAGAAATCACCCTTCCCATAATATTCTGAAATGAATTTCACCTTACCATCCAGGGTTGTATTCTTATCAAAATTGAATACAGTGTAAAGCAATTTCCAGTTCCTTATAGCCCATACCAGGATATAAGTTCCCAGGAATGGGTTTGTTGCTCTTTGCTTAAAGTTATCTTTTAATGAGAGTAAAGAAGGTTTCCACATAAATCAGTTATTAAGGTGATGTAAGATAATTCTTTCCCCCCTAAAGGAATACTAACCATGAAAGAAATTTCATGGAAGCATCAATTGAAAGGATTGCACTATTACACCCAAAACTGAGAAATTCAGCCCTGGAAGCATACCAGGAAGCTGTTAGGATTACACCCAAAGGTGTTCATCCTGTTCTTACCCAAACCCTGAGAACGTTCCAGGAATCAGATAAGCTATATCAACAAGGGAGAACAACCCCTGGTTCCATTGTTACCAATTCACCAGGTGGTTCATCATTACATAATTACGGTTTGGCCATTGATCTGGTATTGGTCATTGATGGAAAAGAATCCTGGGTTGTGGATGATAATTGGATGAAGATGATCCATTGCTTTACATCCAGAGGATGGGAATGGGGTGGTGATTGGCATTCAATTAAGGATTATCCCCATGTTCAGAAAACCTTTGGTTATACCTGGCAGCAATTATTGAAGCTTAAGAATGAAGGGAAGGTTGATGAAGCTGGATATGTAATTATTTAAGCACATGGATAAAAACCTGGTGAAAGATATTATCAAAGAGGCCGAGGAACAGAAATGGAACTTCTTCACTGTTAACGGTACTGCATTTGATATGAAGGTTGAAGTGTTCAATTTTCACCGATCAAAGGAAGTTGCATTCATCATCATGTATTATGATGATAATAAAGTGAGGGTGTTCGAGTTTGCGACCTGGAAAGACTTCACCAAAGCAGTAATAAAATTCCTATTGGATTATTAGGGGGTAAAATGGGGGAAGGGATTTGGGGGAATAAGGGGTAAAAAGGGGAAGAAATAGGGGAAGGGAAAACACGTTTATACTGGAAATCAATACCTAAAATGGCCATTTTTAGTGAATTTCAGTCCCTGCAGCTCCACTAATTTACAAGTCGTGAATATGCACGGCTTGTAGATTATCCCCTTCATTATTAATTCTTAATTTT